ACAAAAAGCGAGTTAATCGATATCGCTACGACAACGGAGAAAACTATTACCAATTCGGTAGCCGGAGGATTGAAAGTAAATAATATTTTCGGAAACAGTGAGCAGAACGGCACACCAACGCCGAACGCGCCGGTCGATATTAAGAGTGTAGTAGTTAGTGAGATTAAGACTACTGGTAAAAATTTAATTGGTGTTTCGACAAATTCTTTAACAACTCAGGGGGTGACATTCACAAATAATAATGATGGTAGTGTTACTGTAAATGGTACAAATTTGGGTACGGAATCATTGTTTAACCTTTATTTTAAATCCAGTGCCATACCAAACACACTAGAAAAGGGTGTTGAATATATAGCAAGCCTTGCAAGTGGAATATCAAACAAAGTTTCTTTTCAAATCCATCAATATATAGATAATGCGTGGAGAGCAATCGCTATAACGACACAAAGTGCAAACAGTAAATCATTTGTTATCAGCGAAAAAGCCACGGGATTGCTGATTCGTTTGCAAGTTCCCGCAAACGAATCAGTATCGAATGTGACTGTTTATCCAATGATTGAAAAAGGCTCTACGGTGAGTAACTACGAGCCTTATACAGAGTCATTAATACAGTTATCCGATCCTATTACGTTACGAGAAAAAGACGCTATAGTTAAGCGAGATAATGTTTATGGTGTATTAAGAGAGTATGAACCATTCACACTTGACGGAACACAAAGTGTTTCAAGAAGTTTGCAAGAGGGTGCTAATGGTGTATATAGATTTTCGGTTGTCGATACTCTTATACAATCAAAAATCAAAAAGCCAAAAGAAAGTGAAGTTGCGGAAATATTAACAACGGCTTTTAGTGCAAAGACATACAACCAAGTTTATTGGTCGCAAGAGGGAATAAGTGTATATACTACTGGCACATTCCATATTTACTATGATAAATTCAAGAATTTCACGGTTGAAGAAATGAAAGCCTGGTTAACAGAAAACCCTATAAGCGGTATATATAGACTTGCTACTCCGGTATTCGAACCATTACCGGAGGCGGATCAGATCGCTTTACATGAATTAGAAACGTTCGACAACATAACGAACGTATTTACCGACTCGGATATCGATCCGGTTATCGAGTTGGAGTACGGCGTATCCGCTATCGGAGGTTACGGATTAAAATCTCTTAACCAGGCGGAGGCTAATAAATTAAGAATCGAGCAACTTACGACATTAACTAATAATATGGCTACTCAGTTAGTAGGAAACGAGGTGTAATATGTACGGAATTATTAAAAGCGTAATCGAAAATAGAAACTACGAATTAACAGATATGTTAAAAAAGATCGATGTTTTATGGATCCAGGGTAATATAACCGAATCAGAAAGAGACGAGTTAATTACTCTCGCGAGAGAAAACGCCGAAGTAAAACAGAGTATCGATATTCTTTTAAAGTTGGAGGAATTGGATAAGCGCGTTAAAGCGCTCGAGGAATCTAAGACCGATAATCCGGGCGACGAGGATCCGGTAGAAACAACCGATCCCGATTATGAGGTCGGTAAATGGTACTACGCCGGCGACGTTGTAAAGTTTGAGGGTAAATCTTATAAGTGTATCGCTCCGGAGGGACAAGTTTGTACTTGGAGTCCGGTAGATTATCCGGCTTATTGGGAGGAAGTATAGGAGGTAACTTATGAAATTTTTAACAAGTAACGGAGTTATCCGTTTATGGAGAAATTTTCTCGCTAAATTAAAAGCGACTTTTATCGAGTACGATAATACAACCTCCAAACTCGAGGCGACAACGGTCCAGGGTGCGATCGATGAAACGGCGACAAGTATCCAGGATATGAGAGACGAGGTAATCGTTACGAGAATGGGTAATTGTTATCTCAAATACGAGGACGGTAAGTTTTATATTGGTTATGATACCGAGGAAACGGAGGTCTAATTGTGGGGATTGTTTGGAAAGAATTAAATCCGAGTGGTAGCGGTAACGAAAAAATATCGTCCGGTAAGTTTGAGGCTTACGATTCTACTTATTACTATACAATGGTAGAATGTGGTTTTACTCCGAAATATATAGCCGTGTATACTAGAGGCGCGAGTATTAATATATGTAGTATATACGACGAAACCTTATCAAAATCTAAAGTATATTATAGTCACAAAAACGGATCGGAATTAATTATCGACGATAATATGAGTATGAGTAGCGCCGAAAAAGAGGGTTGTATAATAGGTACAACCGACTCGGGTTTTAAAGTGAGGAATGTTAATACATCGTCAGACAAAACTATGTATTATTTCGCAATAGGCTAAATTAAAATAGGAGGCGGTAATAATGAGCGGACAGAGACAACCTATCGAACTCGTACTCGCTAACGGTAAGAAAAATCTTACGAAAGCCGAAATTAAAGAGCGACTCGATAGCGAGGTTAAACCTATCATCGAGAATATTACCGCTCCGGACTTTTTAACGGCTAAACAGAAAAAAGATTTTAATAAGATAGCGGATCAGTTAAAGAAACTTAAGATCATGGGAGAGACCGACGTCGACGCGCTCGCGCGTTATGTAGTCGCTAACGACTTTTATATTAACGCGGTTAAGAAAATGAGGACGACGGCGGTCAAAAACGATCCGGAGTTGTTTGATAAATGGTCTAAAATTCAAGAGCGATACTTTAAACAGTGTCGATCTAGTGCTAACGACCTGGGATTATCTATCTCGAGTCGTTGTAAATTGGTCGTCCCGGCGACTAAGGAGCCTATAAAAAAAGAAAATAAATTCGCGAAATTTGAGAAACCGAGGGTTGTAAATGGCTAACGGTTACGCTCCGATTTATGACAGAGTAACGGAGTACGCGAGTAAGGTCGTATCCGGGGAAATCGTCGCCGGCGAGTTACATCGATTATCTTGTCAAAGACATTTAAACGACCTAAAAAAGCAACGATCGGAAGAATTTCCGTATTATTACGATCCGAATAAGGCTCTCGAGGTTATCAATTACGCCGAGACGCTTACGATCGCCGAGGGCGATTCTCCTAAACCGGTTAAACTAATCGACTCCCAGGCGTTCGATCTTGGGTGTACGTTTGGTTGGTATAGAGTATCCAATAATAAACGTCGTTTTCGTCGCCGGTATAAATGTATGGCGCGACAGAATGGTAAAACGTTCGAAAATGGTATTATGGGTACTTATATCGCCGGATTCGGAGGTTATTCGTACGGAAAACTTTTCACGGTTGCGACTAAGAAACGCCAGGCGCGTCTCGCCTGGGAGGAAATGAGTAAATTCATTACCATTGATCCCGATCTCGGCGAGTATTTCGACGTAAAAGATTATAAATCCGTTATCGAGGCGCTCGAGACGTATTGTACGATCGAGGCTCTATCGAAAGAGGCCGGACTCGACGACGGTTTTAGATCGATTTTTTCATCGATCGACGAATTACACCAACATAAAGACAATAAGATTTACAAGGCGTTATATAACGGTACGAGGGCGCTCCCGGAGACGTTGGTCTCTATGATTACGACCAGGGGCGACAAGTTAAATTCGTTTTGTAAGGAAATGGACGACTATTGTATTAAGATCCTCCGCGGAGTTACGACCGCCGAGGATTTTTTTGTCGACATTTATTGTCTCGATCCTACGGACGATATTTGGAATCCGGATAATTGGATAAAAGCGAACCCGTTTTTATGCCTGGATCCGGAGAAATTTGAGGTATTAAAGACCGACGCTCAGACGGCTAAAGATATGGGAGGCTCCGATCTAAGAGATTTCCTTACTAAGTCGTTAAATATGTGGGTTGAAAATACGGACGATCAGTTTATTAATACTGAAAAATGGCAGAAATGCGGATCGGATAGGACCTTAAAAGACTTTACCGGTCGTAAATGTTGGGTAGGTTTGGACTTATCAAGCGGAGGAGACTTAACGACTATCGCGCTAGAGTTTCCGGAGGAAAACGATAAGTATTATTTCTATTCTCATTCGTTCATGCCGAGGGGACGGCTCGAGGAGCATATCGAGACCGATCTCGCTCCGTATGATATTTGGGAGACTATGGAACTAATAACGGTTACGGGCGGATCCGGAGATTTTAAGAATGATTATAAATTCATAGTCTCCCATTTAAAGCAATTAAAAGAGGAATACGATCTCGAATTTTTGGGAATCGGTATCGATCCTCACAACGCCGACGGTATTCTCTCGGATCTCGAGGCGTTCGGGTGTCCGGTTGTAATCATAATCCAATCTTGTAAGAGTTTGAACGACGCGACGGTCGATATACAACTCTTAACGAAATCGGAAAACATCGAATATAACCGGAATAACGAGTTATTAACATGGAGTTTTATTAACGCCTCAATCGTCCGGAATAGTTTCGACGAGGTTAAGGTCGACAAAAAACCGGGACAACGCTTTAAACGTATCGATCCGGTTGACGCTTGTATCGACGCTCACGCGTTAATGTTGAAATCTAAGAAAGAGGTTAAGGTCGATGTACAGAGCGAATTAGATAAATACCTCGAGGCTATGGGGTGGAAAACGAATAATAACGAATAATTAGGGGGTGTAAAAGTGAAATTTTCTAACCGTTTAAAAATGGCGGTCAATGTCTTAAGTAATAAGAGCGCTCGAGCGACTATCGAATTAAATCAGTTACTCGATTTTTTGGGATTGTCTGATACTAAAGTCGATAATCTTTCGGAGGCGACTTATTTCGCTTGTCTTAAGGTATTGAGCGAGTCTATCGGTAAATTACCGTTAAAGTTGTTAAAATATAACGACCGTAACGGAGTAATTACCGCGCGAGATCACGCGTTATTTAAAGTTTTACACGATAGACCTAATCCATATATGACGAGTACGGTTTTTTGGTCGACTATGGAGTACAATCGTAACCATTTCGGTAACGCGTACGCCTGGATCCAGGGAGCCGGGAATAAAACTCACTTATGGATTTTACCGAGTAACGAGGTCGAGGTATGGTACGACGACGCTTGTATTATGAGCGAGATTCCGGATATCTATTACCTCTACTCTAAAGGCGGTAAATTATATAAGTTTGGATCCGAGGAGATTTTACATTTCAAAGGATCGAATACTTTAAACGGTATAACCGGTATTTCCGTACAAGATCAGTTAAAAGCGACTATCGGCGGTAACGCTAAAGCGCAAAAAATGATAAACAAAATGTACGACTCCGGTTTTACGGCTAAGGCGGTATTAAATTATACCGGATCACTTAGCGACGAAAACGCGCAAGCGTTTGTAAAAGGTATCGAGGATTACAGTAAAGGTAAATTAAAGGACAAGGGGATCGAGAATATTATCCCTATTCCTATCGGGGCGAAGTTGGAGCCTCTTAATGTCAAACTCGCGGACAATCAGTTTATCGAGGTAAAACAGTATACCGCGTTACAGATCGCGAGCGCGTTCGGTATTAAACCTTATCAGATCGGCGACTATACGAAATCCTCGTACGCAAGCGCCGAGGCTCAACAGTTATCTTTTTATGTGGATACATTACTATACATAATTAAACAATACGAGGAGGAGTTAACTTATAAACTCCTTACGGCGGAGGAGATCGAGAGCGGTCTCTATTTTAAATTTAATATCGACGTAATTTTAAGAGCGGATTTCGCCTCTAAGATTACCTCATTATCGACCGCCGTTAATTCATTCCTTTATACACCTAACGAGGCTCGCGCTAAGTTGGATCTCGAGGCTAAAGAGGGAGGAGATGAATTACTCGGTAACGGAGCGAGTATTCCGGTTAGATATGCCGGATCTCAGTATACAGAGTTAGAGGGAGATAATGTTACTCCGGTAGAGGAGGAAACAGTTAAGACGGATCCGGCGGAGATAATTAGTATTATCGAGGCTATCCGGTCCGGTAAAATCACATACGACCAGGGCGTCGCGCTTATTACCGTAACGATTGGTTACGACGACGAGACCGCTCGAGAGTTGTTAGGAAGTCCGGAAGATTACGAGACTCCGGAGGAGCCGATCGAGGAAGATCCGGAAAATGATCCGGAGGAAGATAATCCGGAGGAGACTCCAAACGAGGAAGATCCCGAGGAGTCCGGAGAGAGTGAGTAATTCCGAAAGGATTCTCAATATAATTTTAAGAAAGGAGGAGTTAAAAGTTGCCTAACGAATTGGAATTTGATAAGTCAGAGCGCGAGGGTTTAATCGTTAAATCCGCCGACGTTCAGATCCAGGAAGTGACCGCCGAGGAACTTAGAAAGATTAATAAGTTAACACTCGAGCCGTTAAAAGCCGACGACGTATTTACTTTTAAAATGTCGATGTGCGATAACGAGACCGACGATCGTAATTACGAACCGTTTAACCTCCAATCGCTTAAAGATATGAAAAGATTATACGTCGGAAAGACGGTTATTAAAGACCATTTCCGGAGAGCCGATAACCAGGTCGCTAGGGTTTACGATACCGAACTTATTTACGAGGACGGTAAAGAGACTAAGGCCGGGGAACCGTTCGCGCGATTGGTCGCTAAATGTTACATGATTAAGACGTCTAGTAACGCGGATCTTATCGCGGATATTAAAGCCGGGATTAAGAAAGAGGTCTCTACGTCGTGTAGACCTAAAAAGGCGGTATGTTCTATTTGTGGTACCGACAATATGAAAACGTATTGTCCTCATTTTTGGGGAAAAGAGTACACGAAAGAGGACGGTACTAAACAGACTTGTTATTTTACGCTCGACGGCGTGAAAGAGGCTTACGAGGTCTCATTCGTAGCGGTACCGGCACAACCTAGAGCCGGAACTACTAAGAATTACGGAGGATTACCGGAAGAAAAACCGGTCGAAAATCCCGAAAACGCGGATAAAAACGCGGACAACAATACTAATAACGTAACCGAGGACTTAGAGGCTAATCTTAGGATTAAATCTCTCGAGTCCTTTATTTTTGCTCAAAAAGAGGAGGAGTTAAAACATGAATAAGAAAATGAGAGAACTTATGGCAAAGATCCAGGAAAAGACAGTAGAGGCTAAGTCTTTTATGGAGGGCGAAAACAAAGACGTTAACAAGGCTAACGAATTGTTAGACGAAGTAGACGCATTAAAGGCGGAATACGAGGCAGAAAAACGCCTTTACGAAATGGAAAAGGAGACAAATACTCCGGACGCTAAAGAACTCGAGGCACAGAAAGACGCTAAAAACGCGTTAGATTCCGTTGCTCAGTTTGCTAAAGCGGTTAGATCTATTATCAAAGGTAAATCGTTAGTAGAGGGCGTAGACGAGGACGGCGGTTATACAGTTCCGGAAGATATCCAGACTACTATTAACAAGTGGGCGGAAGTAGATTACTCCTTGCTCCAGGATATCGACGTTGTAACAGTAACAACAAACAAGGGCGCTCGTACTTATCAGAAAAAGACCGACGCCGACGTATTCGTGGATTTAGACGAAAACGGCGCTATCACAAACGAAATCGAGGCTCCTAAATTCGAAAGAGTAACATACTCTATCCAGGATAGAGCCGGTTTCATGCCAGTATCTAACGATTTAATCGAAGATTCCGACGCCGGTATCGTAAATATCGTTTCTGAATGGTTAGGTAAAGCAAACGTAGCAACATCTAACGCTAAGATCTTGGCTATGATTGCGACTAAGGAACAGAGCGACCTTAAAGATATCGACGGTATTAAGAAAGTCGTTAACGTTGACTTAGGCCAGGCTTACAAGGGCGGAGCGAAGATTATCACAAACGACGACGGTCTTAACTACCTGGATACTCTCAAAGATCAGAACGGCAGACCGTTATTAAATGCGGATCCAACAGATTCCGCTAGAATGACTCTCCGTTGTGGTACCGTTGTAGTACCTATTAAGGTATTACCTAACAAGGTACTCGCGTCCGTAGGTACAAAGGTACCGATGATTGTCGGAGATCTTAAGAGCGCTATCCGTAAATGGGATAGAAAGAAAATGTCTATTAAAGCGTCCGACGTTGCCTCTATTGGTAACTTTAACGCTTACGCTATGAATATGACTCTCTTTAGAGCAATCTTAAGAGACGATTATACCGCTATGGATTTCGACGCGTTCGTTAACGGATTTATCGATACCTCCGTAGTGGGGGAATAGTAACTCCGGTCTCAATTAGTGCCGACTCGGACGGCTCCGGGACATATAGCGAGGAAGAACTTAACGGATTAAGTAAGGCTCAACTTGCTAGTCTCGCCTCCGAGTTGGGGATCGAGGGAGTAAGCACAACGCAAACAAAAGCGGTAATGATCGAAACGATTCTCGCTAGTTTGTAAAAGGGGGTGTAATTTATGCCTACAATAGAGGAGGTTTTAGCCTATCTCGGTATTGATTACGCCGACGAAATGGTAAATAAGAACGTCGAGCGGTGTATTACGACCGCCGACGCTTATTTAAAAGGCTCGATCGGTAAAAACTATCCGACCGATGATCCTCGAGTTAAGGAGTTAGCGCTTATCTTTATAAGCGATCTCTACGACAATCGAGGAATGATCGAAAAGGTAGCCGGTAATGTCCGGAGATTGGTCGATGATATGAGTTTACAACTCCGTTTAGAGTTGAGATCGAAAGGCGAGGGGGTGTAATCGTGGTATACGATAAACCTATCGTTATTCAGAAACTTAACGAGGATACGGAAGATTGGACGGATCTGTTTTCTTTACACGCTAGAGTAAATAAATCCGGAGGATCCGAGTATCTTAACGCCGGAGCGAATCAATCGAAATCGAATCGAGTTTTTGAGATCCGATATTTCAAAAACTTAGAGGATATCGACGATAATCGAGGTCTTTATCGGATCTTGTATCGCGGTAAACTGTACAATATTACGGATTACGACGACTATCTCGAGCAACATAAGACAGTTAAACTCTTGGGGGTGTCTTATGGCTAATATCGATTTAGTGGGCGCGATTAACCGGGAGTTAACTATTTACTCGAGGGAGATTACCGATACGATCAAAAACGAGGCTAAATCCCATATGACGGAACTCGTTAAAGAAACTAAGAGGACCGCTCCGGTCGGTAATCGACAAAAACACTATCGAGATAATATTAGATCGAAAAAAACAAGCGAGAGCGATCGAGAGGTCTCTTATACTTGGTATGTAGAGGGATCGGATTATCGTCTCTCTCACTTGTTAGAAAACGGTCACGCTCTCCGGAATGGAGATAGAGTAGAGGGTACTCACTTTATCGAAAAAGCGAGCGAGCCGATCCTAGCCGATTTCGAGAAAAAAGTCGAGGAGGCTATTAGAAATGGTTAAAGAAATTTTGGACGTAACGGGCCTCCCTTATAGGGAGACTCGTTTTTTAACGCCTCCTGATACTTCTTACGTTGTCTATATGGACGCGATAGAACGGCGAGGAGGCGACGGTATCAATTTAATAAGTCAACACGACGTAACACTCGAGTTATACGAATACAAGCCGGATCCGAACGCGGAGAGGCTTATCGAGACAACGCTCGACGCTCTAGGAATCGAATACACGATACAACCTCGAGTATGGATTCAGAGCGAGCAATTATACCAGGTCGTTTATGACTTTACTTATCATCAAAAAGGAGGACTATAAAAAATGTCAGTACCTAAAAGAATTACTTTAGGCTCCGGTAAATTGTATTTGATCCCTTACGTGGATACAGTACCGGAAGTCGAGACAATTTGTGTCGAGGAAAATTTACTCGGCTACATTAAGGGAGGCGCTACTCTCGAATACGCTCCGACATTCTACGAGGCTAAGGACGATCTCGGTTATGTTGTTAAGACAATTATTACCGAGGAAACGGCTACTCTTAAGAGCGGTATCTTAACATTTAACGGTAATACGTTAAAAACATTATGCGCTACCGGTAGAGTTACAGAGGACAAGGAAAAAGGTCTCCGTACTCTTAAGATCGGCGGTATCGCTAACGCTAACGGCGAAAGATACGTTATTTGTTTCCACCATTCCGACGATATCGACGGCGATATTTGGGTAGTTATCGTAGGTAAGAACGAGGCCGGATTCTCTCTCGCGTTCGCTAAAGACGCGGAGACAGTTATCGACGCCGAGTTTAAATGTCTGTCCCAGGACGACGAGGGTACACTTATTAAGTACATCGAGGAAGATAGTTCCCTTACATCGTAAAAACGGAATAGTAACAATTAAAAAGGCTAGGGCGTCCGCTCTAGCCTCTTTTTTATAGGAGGTTAAA